TATTGCGGCACAATACCTCAGCAAAAATCCTAGTAGGCGGGCAAGGTATCGGAGAAATTAGAGAACAGACCAGTTGGATAGGTAAACCGATTTATGCCGAGAAACTTAAACAACTAGGATTGATTGATCATTGGATCAAAGGCGATGCGGAAACAACTATTCCATTAATATGTCAAGGAATTTATACCGGGCCAGGCATCGATACTGACACGTATGCTAGTTGGAGCACTTTAAAAGAAAACCCTATTCCAAATTTCGATGACTTAGATATTTCCGCGTACCACAACGGTCTCCCAGGAGGTATAATTCCGTTAGAAATTTCTCGGGGGTGTGTAAGAAGCTGCAACTTCTGTGACTGGGTCACTTCGGGTGGTGGGTTTCGTACAAAAACTGGTTTACAAATGTTCAAAGAAGTAAAACACTATGTAGAAAAATATAATGTGAAAAATTTTTACTTCAATGATGCTCTTATCAACGGTTCTATAAAAGAATTTAATAAATTTAATCAGTTGTTAGTAGAGTACTATAAGAAAAAGAATTGGCCTGACAGGTCTATAAATTATTCAGGCCATTTTATTATAAGAGGACCGCAACACGGTTGGAAAAAAGAAGATATAGAATTAATGGGCAGGGCAGGTGCGTACAGTATGGTAGTCGGAGTTGAAACTGGATCGGACCAGGTTCGACAAGCTATGAACAAAGGGTACAATACTGCCGATTTAGATTATAACATGGAAGAATTTGTTAAACATGGTATAAAACTATATATGTTAATGATGATCGGCTATCCCACTGAAACTAGAAAAGACTTCGACGAAACATTAGAATTATTAAAGCGATATCAAAAATATGTAGCAGGTGGACATATCAGTGGTGTAAATCTTGGGCAAACTTTTATAATTGAAGAAGGTGCTCCAATTTTTTATAAGCCCGAGCAATTGGATTTAGTTGGTGTTAATGGTTCAGATCAACCCAGAGATGTATTTTGGATGAACCCGCAGAATCCTGAATTAACTTATAAAGAAAGAATTAAACGTAGAATCGAAGCCCAAGAATTGGTAACGAAGTTAGGATACCCTATATGGAGAGGGGATGCTCAGCTTGGATGGTTAATAAAAAAGTACAAAGACATTTACGACGGAAATTTTAATGAACATCAAACTACAATTTAAAGTCGAACGCCGTTTAGGAGATCCCACGATTACTGTAATTATCGACGATAATATGCCCAGTTACACAGGGGTATGCCCTGATCAACTTGAATTAAATGTTCCAGTTATTTCGGGCTGTCACGAATTAAGAATACAACATTACGGTAAGAAAACAACAGATCATGTATATGATAGCAGCGGTAAAGTTATTATCGACAAACATGTGGAAATAAAATCTATAGTATTGGATGATGTAGAATTAGTTGAAGAACTTTGGGATGGAGAATTTTATCCTGTATACGATCAAGATTATCTAAAAGATTGCATTAGTGCAAATATTAAAGTACCATATAGTCTAAGACCTAATTTATATTTAGGTCATAATGGTACTTGGATTTTAAAATTTGAATATCCGTGTATAGATTGGCTTTTGGCCGTCAGGCAAAATAAAATATTTAAAGTCACTGATCCAGACTTTATAACCAGTGAAGAAGATTTACAACGAGCAAAAGATTTTTTTAATTCGGCCCCCGACTTACCTTGGGATTTAGATTTTATTAAACGATGACTTTACAACAAATTTTTATAGCTACCACAGTTTGGGCTATTCTCACAGCCATAGTGTATACACATTCAAATTGGAGCAAGATTAAACATTGCTATAAAATGTGGTTTACAAAAGAATATTGGACTGATTATAATATTGTAGAATTCGCTAGTTGGTCCGCAAAAGCTATTATTATTGTACCTGGTTTAATTTTTGGAATACAAATTTGGTGGTTATATTTTTTAACTTTATTCACCAGCTTGACACTTATTTGGGCCAGCAATAAAAAACTTCTTCCTACATTAATAGGATTTAATACCATATGGGTATGGATTAGTTGCATGGTATTGGCAAAGCATTTAATAACTTAAAACAATTTCTACTCGTGTTCCGCTTTAATTCAATATACGAATATCAACTTGAAGTTACAACGTATTGTAATGCAGCTTGTCCCCAATGCCCTAGAAATATTCAAGGATCTGGAATAAATCCTTACATGCCATTAGTACATTTAGATCGACGTATAGTGGATTCGACATTTAGTACTGATCACTGCAAAAATCTTCGTCAGATATTTTTCTGTGGCAGTTACGGCGATCCTATTATGCATCCCGACTTTTTAAGTATACTACAAGATTTTAGAAATAAGAACCCAACCTTATGGTTATACATTCACACCAACGGTGGTGTACATGACGAAAGTTATTGGTGTGAAATAGCTAACATAATGTCGGGATATGGTCAAATTGATTTTGGTTTTGATGGACTTGAAGATACGTTACCGATATACAGACGTAATGTAAAATATGAAATAGCTATGCGTAATGCCAGAGCTTTCATAAACGCGGGTGGTAGAGCACAATGGAATTATATTGTGTATAAACACAACGAGCATCAAGTTGAAGAAGCTAGAATATTAAGTCAAAAGTATAAATTTTATAATTTTTTACCTAGAAAAACTGGCAGATTTTATGATCACAAAAATGAAACTAGCTATCCAAATTGGCCTGTATTGAATAAAAATAGAGAAACAGAATATGTGTTAGAAGCCCCTGTTGGGCAAGAATGGCAAAACCCTAGCGTACAAAAAATACAAATTTTAAAAAAAATGCATGGGAGCTTTCACGATTACTTAAAACAAACAACTATCAAATGCGATGCTCTATTAGGAAACAAAGTTGTCATTACTGCTGAAGGCCTAGTGTTGCCATGCAATTTCTTTGAACATAATTTATATGATGCAAGATTTCATGCAGACAATTATATGCCTGGCGTAAATGATGCAAGTTTTATAAACGGTAAAAATCAAATTATGGAATTTATTAATCATTATAAAAACGAAATCGACATAAAGCAGAAAAATCTATGTGATATTTTTAAATCTCAATTTTGGACAGAGTTAGTCAATCGATGGTCAGGAAAAGATAAAATTATGGAATGTGCAATGACTTGCGGAGAAAAATTTACAAAGGTGTGGGATCAAGGAGGATCTATTAGATGAAAGTTTTAATTACAGGTGGTAATAGAGGGCTTGGATTAGAGCTAGTTAAAAACTTAAATGGAACTAGCATCAGTAGAGCAGATGGCATAGATATCACTCGAGATCATAAACAAATTGCCGAAATCAGCGTGAATTATGATGTTTTTATCAATAATGCGTTTGACGGTCCTCCCCAGGAAGCATGGGCTAATTTTGCACAAACTAACTTGTATATGGCTGTATACGATGCGTGGAAAACTGCAAATAAGCAGGGTTGGATTATCAATATTGGTAGTTCAGGATCCAAGTCTATAATTGCACCTGAACCCAGATTCGAAACATATCGTATTAGCAAGGCTGCACTAGAACACGCTAGCAAGCAAGGCACACAAGCATTTAAACAAAACAAAGTACCTTTTAAAACAACATTAATCACTTTAGATAGATTAGACACTGAATTAAGCAGAAGTCGTTCAAACTGGACAGGTAACGGCATCAATTTAACTGATGTATATAATTTTATCGACTATGGCTCAAACATAAATCCAAATACCTGCATAGAAGAAATAACATTTTATTGTAACTTAGACTATCTGGCATAAATTAAAGTACACATCATGGAAATCGTACAAATACAATATGACTTGGTTATTCGAAGGCTCTGAGGTTGAGAATTTACCCGACAGTTGTGTTGGATTTGTATATCTTATCACAAACAAATCAACAAACAAAAAATACATTGGCAAAAAACTGGCAAAATTTAGTAAAACTACGCAACGAACAGTAAAATTAAAAAACGGTACAAAAAAGAAAAAGAAAATTCGCTCAAAAGTCGATTCGGACTGGAGAGATTATTATGGATCAAGTCCTGAATTAAAAAGGGACGTAGAAACACTGGGCTTAGAAAATTTTACTAGAGAAATTCTTTATTATTGTGAATCAAAAGCAATTTGTAGTTATATTGAAGCAAGAGAACAATTTACCAGGCGTGTATTAGAATCAGATGAATATTACAACGGCATAATCGACTGCCGTATCCATGGCTCCCATATAAAAAATAAGTTAAGCATTTAAGACTGGCACAGGTCAATATCATGTGCCCTAGACCTGGATCTCGGATCGCAGGGATGGAAGACTCACCGTGCTAGTGAGCACTCAACCACTACCCGAAAGGATGAGGATTGCCAATGCCGCAATTTGGTTGTTTGAATAGGAATAAAGGCTGAAAAGACGTCACAGTGATGTGACAAGGTTTATATGTATGTTAGCGTATAGATATAAACTTGCCGTTGGGATAAGACGCAACTCGAGGTACCGGCCAACCGCCTCTGTAATGTTGTAACGCTAAGTGACTGTGCTACTCGGATGAAGCTCACTCATTTTTTTGCCCTGCGCGGGCAAAGTGTGACCGATTAATCTGGATGAAACTTATATCGCTTCGCTCTTTAATTAAAATATATCACTGAGCGACAGCGAAAGTGATAGATGTGCGTAGCACATCTTAAAAGAATGGTAATCCTGTTT